TCTTCGGACTGTATAAATTCAAGTGGTACTTTAATATCAGAATAAGTAGTGTCTACACTTACAAGCTGACCATTATCTACATTGTATTGTTGAACTCCTTTTTTAATAAAGGTAATACTGTGATTAAAAGAATCACCTAAAGTTGCAACGACACTCTGAGCAACATTTTTAAATAATGAATCAAGTTGACCTGCCATTATCCTCTAACTACTCTCATTTGAAAAGTACCTGCTCCACCTAGCATATAGGCTCCAAGGTAACTTTGTAACCAAGGGTAAACATCCATAATATTATTTACAGATCCAGTTCCTTGACTAGCCGTATTATATTTAACTCGAAGCTCACCTAAAGCAACTTCTTCAAAATTACCATCTTTACCAGTAGTGCCTGTAATAGCATCAGTATCATTTGCCAAAGCTCTAGCTAATTCATATTGTGCATATTTAATATTATTTGGAATTGTAGAGCAACTTAACTCAACTCTGTCTACCTGGTAATTTGTTCTTGGAAATTTTAATGCCTGATTCTCGTCACACCTATCACCTTGAAATACAAAAGTATCAATCCATCTTGTAGCAGCTATCAATGATCTATTCTTCTGATCATCTGTTTTATTAGTCCAAGTACTTGAATCTGGAACTGTTTCAAAATAACTATTAGCTTCTGTCAATGTGACATAACTATTAGCAGTTTCACTTTTTATAGTTGCATTT